GAATTAAAGCTCCTAGGGTATTATTTTTAGATTTTTTAATTAATGAACAAACAGTTTAATAAATGATGTGAGGTCCTTCAAGGAACCTCACGGTTACTTTTTCTTAAGGAGCTTAGTAATGCAAGAAGAAATCTTAGTTGAAGCTCATATATCAGATATACACTTTGGTGTATTCGAACCATCAAAACAATATCAGATCTTAAAACAACAGTTTATAGATCGTATAAATTTATTAAACTTAGACTTAATATCAATCAATGGTGACTTATTTCATCATAAGTTCATGAGTAACTCAGATGCAGTTATGTATGCAATGAAATTTGTAGATGAATTAGTCCAAATTTGTAGACAAAAACAATGTACCTTGTTTATATTACATGGTACTCCATCACATGATGCAAATCAAACAAAGTTATTTTATAGATATATGAATGATCCGACAGTAGATGTACGGGTTATTGAATCTATAAAATTTGAATATGTAAAAGGAAAACGAATCCTATGTATACCTGAAATTGCAGGATTAGGAAAGGAGTTTTACGAAAATATATTGTATACGAATGTATATGATGCAGTATGCATGCATGGTACAATTAGAGGTGCAATATATGGAAAAGATAAAATGGATCTAGATGCTCCAAGCCCAGTATTTGGTATGGAAAACTTTAAGTATTCTATGGGACCAATTATATCTGGGCATGTGCATGTATCTGGATGCTACGAAAAAGATTTTTACTATTGTGGGTCGCCATATAGATGGTGTTATGGAGAGGAGCAACCTAAAGGTTATTTGATCTTACTCCATAATATAACTACTAGAAATTATTATATTCACTTTGAAGAAATCAATTCTTATAAATATGATACAATAAATTTTGATGAGATGATTAAAGATGATCCTCAAAAGATTATTGAGTTTATAAGGCAACGGCAAGCTGAAGGTGTAGATAATATCCGAATGGAATTTACACTAGAGCATGAGAATATAAATATTCTAAAATCATTCTATCGGAATAATCCTAATATAGCAATTAAGTGCGATTATAAGAATGATATTATCAGACGTCAATCTCAAGAAGTTCTTGAGCAATGTAAAGAATATGACTACATTACAGACAAGAGCTTAACTGAGTTTGATATTCTAAGTAGATATATAAATGATAATAAAGGTTATACTTATATTACTCCACAAGAATTAATCGATCTTTTAAAAGAATAATTTGTTATGGTGATGAAGTGAGGGGCTTAAATGGCCAAGAGTGATATTGGTAGTGGATTCAATTTACCATTATCTTCGTTAGTATTATATGCTACGTATATAATGAGAACTATCCACGTATCAAATAGATCTGTATTAACTGACTTACGAGATCTACTATCAATGGTAGATCCGAATAAAAACTACAGTGTTGAGCAGACTAGAGAAAAAAATACATTTAAGTTTCTTTCTCAATTAGTCGAGGCCCGACTCAAAGGATATGAAAATAGAGATATACTTCTTCAAGCCGCAACAGATGGTGTAGATACTGAGAATTTATTCCCAATGTCTAAACTTGATGATGCATTGAGCGTTAATGAAATCGGATATATCGAAAGTAATATCAATGTAAATAGAAATAGTTTTTACACTCAATCCATGATGTCAAATGTATATGCTGATTATGCAGACTTTGCAATGGCGGATGAAGCTCAACGTGTAAAAATTATTGACAAAGTTCAACGTCAGATTGTAGAAGTGAACAGGAAGATCAAAGAAACAGCTAGTATTAGTGGAGTTTCAGAATCTTTATCAATTTCTGACGAAGAAGAATATGAAGCGGCCATTACTCATTTATACAATCGTAGTGTAAATGGGTCTACTAAACTTAAATGTGGTATGGAAGCATTTAATAGATCTCTTAATGGTGGTTATGAAAGTGATCGTTGTTATATTTATTTAGGCTTACCGGGTGAAGGTAAATCTAGTACTTTGCTAAATTTAACCTTACAACTTAAAGCTAATAATAAAGATGTAATAACTAAAGATCCAACAAAACGTCCATGTATTCTTTTCTTAACAATGGAAAATACTTTGACAGAAACTCTAGAACGTGCATTTAGCATTCTAGTATCTGATGAAGATATTAGCTCATTTGGTAGTGAAAAAGAAATTATGAGATTACTTAGAGAGCATGGTTTGAAAGTTACAAATGATAGCCCTATAGATATTGCATTTAGATATGCGCCAAGTAATTCTGTAGATACTGATTATCTGTATACTTTATATGAACAGCTCCAATCCGAAGGTAAAGAGGTTATTTGTTTAGTACAAGACTATATTAAACGTATTAGACCTCGAGACTTCAAGTTAATGAATGGTGATATGCGTGTAGCACTTGGTGCAGTTGTTGATGAATTCAAAGAATTTGCAATAGCTAAGCATATTCCAGTTATAACTGCATCTCAAATGAACCGTGATGCGGCTAAGATAATTGATGAAGGTCGATATAAAAATGAATCAGATCTAGTAAGAAAGATTGGTCGTTCTAATATCGGTGAATCTACATTGATTACAGAAAATGCTGACTCGGCATTTATTATAGTTCCAGAAACTGGGGCAGATGGCAATAGATATCTTGGTGTATCTAATGCTAAGAAACGTTTTAAAAATCAATCAGCACCTTGGTTCTATCAACCTTATTCTAAAGAAAGACCTTTAGAATTATTGCAAGATACTAAACTAGCTGAGCCATTATTTAAAACATCTCTTAATGAGCTTAAAACTTCTACTAATAGTGGTGGTTGGGGGCAATTATCAGAATCTGTTAATGTAGCCAAGCCAAATGATAAAGTAGAAGATATAGCTAAAAATTATAATGTAAGTAATGAATTTGCATCTGAAGTTAATAAGTATATGAAGCTCAATGGTAAGAAAATCATAACTCGTAACGATGTTAAGGATATAGTTATCGGTAATGGCTTCATGTATGGGGAAATGACTCCAGATCAACAAGATTACCTTTACGTTATCAATGGGTTTGACCCAGAAAATAGTAAAGACGGAATGAATACTATTCGTAGCTACAAAACTAATCAATTAGAAGATGGAGCTCCAAGAGTAGTAGTTCAAGAAGCTTTCGAAAATGATGAATTATATACGAAAGCTTTTGTTAATGATACATTTGAATTTAAGTGGTAGAAAGGTCTAAGCCACTGAATAGCTTAGACCTAATTTTAATGCTTAATTTTATGATTATCATTAAAAGTTTTAGCATTGGCATTCTCTTGAGTATAAACATCTGATAAATATTCTTTAAGCTTAGCTTTTGGAATAAGATATAGATATTTCTTACCAAGATTGAAGTCCTTTACATTATATAAATCATTTAATCGAAGTATGATATAATATAGTTCAGCATTATCATATATATCATAAGATAATAGCTTAGGTCTATATTTATACTTCAATATTTCATCTTCAGTTAGTTCTACTCTAACTGAAGCTTTCTTGAATTCATCAAAATAGTCATCAGTGATAAGATTAACCACTGGGAATTGGATATTACCTCGTTCTTCTACGAGAGACATATTCTGATAATCAGTTCCAATGGTTGGTTTATTACTAATAAATTGCTGAATGCTATTTATTGTTTTCATTATAGCCATCGTAATCTCTCCCTACAACTACTGGTTTATTAATATCACCACCTAGGAAAGATATAGTAAATCTAGTTCCAGGAGGAATGTATTTCGTTGGAAAATTTCTAACAACTTCTTTTGGCATTTCAATTAGGATATTAGATCCTGTTTGTACACTGCCAGTTGTAAGTTTGTTTTTATTTATGATATTTGGATTTCTAACTTTAGATGTAGTCTTAATAGGAGATTTCATATTCATCGGATTAAGTGCTTGCACATAAAACGTCTGATATCCTGGCTCATATTTGTTACATACAGAAGTTAGAATGCCGACTTCAGTGAAACCTAATCCTGAATCGGAATTATATTTATCATCCATATTAAGTCACCTCGAAAATATAAAAGTATAGTACTTTAATGTTTTTGGGTAAGGAGAATATATGAATATGCTACAACCTGCAATGATTTGTAACTGGGATGAGTACGTAAATGGTTTCGTATTATCCCTTTGTAGTAAAGTCGGTCTCCAGAAAGATCTTCACACTGGAAATATGTGTTTAGAAGATGATAATGGAGATCTAATAGTATTAGATTATAAAGGCAAATTTCTAAGATTCCCATTAGATTGCTATAATAGCCTATTCAATGACTGGATCATGTTTGATCCATTATATAACAAGAATGTCATGAAGTTTATCTTTGATGTATTCATTGATAACTTTAAAGACAGTATATATTTAGCAAGCTACTATAAAGTATTTGGTAAGACAATGAATTCTAAAAGCAGATTAACTGCGTTATTGTCTGATGGCACTTCTTATAGTACTCGTGAATATTATAATCCATCTCTTCAATATATGGAGATCATTGATTTCTTATTATTTGGGGTAGCTAATATTGATTATTCGTATTTAGACTATCCGCCACCAGTAGAAATGCCTAAACGTAAAGGGCGTGCTAAGAAATGAGATTCAAATTAAATCCTGGTCAGCAAGCAGTAGTCGATGCGGCAGTAGATTGGTTTAATAATTCTTCTGAGTTAGTATTCCAATATACTGGTGCCGCTGGCACAGGAAAAACAGTCGTACTAAATGAGATAGTACGACGTCTTAATATTCCATTAGAAAATATAATGCCTATGAGTTATACTGGTACTGCCGCTATTGTTATGCGTAATAGAGGGATGACCAATGCTAAGACAATTCACTCCTCTATTTATGAACCAGTTGAAGATATCTTATATGGCGATAATGGAAAGCCTGTAATGGATGAGTATTTCAATAAACCTAAGACTAGATTGAAATGGGTTAAAAGGGAATACATTCCAGATAAGAAACTAATCATCATTGATGAAGCATCAATGACTCCTAGGAGTATGGTTAAAGATATAGAATCTTTTGGTATAAAAATTATAGCATGCGGCGATTTAAATCAATTACCGCCTGTAGGGGATGATCCTGGATATTTAGTATCTGGTAAAGTGCATAGACTTACTCAGATAATGCGTCAAGCTGAAGAATCTGGGATTGTATATCTTGCAGATAGAGCTATTAAGGGTTTACCAATCCAATATGGATTCTATAATAATGCAGTCGTGATACCAGAAGATGAATTGACTGATAAGTTGTCACTTCAATCTGATATTATTCTATGCTGTAAAAATAAGACTAGAGAAATAATCAATAAGTATATTAGAGAAGATATTTTAAAGATCAAGACCCAATATCCTACTTTCAATGAACCATTAATCTGTAGAAAGAATAATTGGAGTATTGAATCTAATGGTATTAACTTAGTTAATGGTCTTCGTGGCGTAGTCAGAAATTATCCCGATATAACTTCTATCAAAGATAATATGAAATTAATGACTATTGATTTCTTAGATGATGGTAATAACTTATTTCATCAATTGGATATAGACTTAGAATATTATCGTGCCCCATTTGAAGCACGTGAAGCTCTTAAGAGAAATCCATATAATAGAGCTGATAAGTTTGAATTAGCTTACGCTATCACTACTCATCTTTCTCAAGGGTCACAATACCATCATGGTATTTTTATGGAAGAGTTTTTACATAGAGATATAATGAGTAATCTTATATACACTGGTATAACTAGATTCTCAGACTATCTTGTATATATAAAACCTAAACCAAAATTCCTCTAAATAATATATTATAATCTTGTAGGGTATATGACTCTACAAGATTATTTTTATTTAAGGAGGTATTGTGTTATGACAAACATAAACCAAACAATCGACAACGGAAATATTTTTGAACAACCGCTAAAATTAGCGATGTTCCCTGATGAAACAGGTAAGATTAAGGTTGATCCAGAGGAAAGACCTTATACATTATTCATCTTCTTTGTAGATGGGTATGATCAAGAAAAAACATTTAAGTTTGCTATTGGGCAAACTGCAGTACGGGAATACATCATTGAGAATGCCGATATCATTGATTTCGAAAAATCTCTAATCTCGTCCTGGACAACAAAACCATGTGATCCTGATGGATTTATTACATTGGTTCAATTTATGCACTATTTAGATACCATCACTGATGATGAAGGTAATAAATGGTTTGAAGATGATTTCGATATTCAAGAATATCTTGAATCTCAAATTGAAATCGATACAATTTCTGATGAAGAACGTGATCATTACAATAACGCAATTCATCTAGTAATGCAAAATTCTATTTTGAGAGATATTGATAGAATTGAAGAAGGAGACGAAAGTTATGATGTCTAATGATATTACAAGCGTTTCTAATGCTTTTGAGCAAGGTAAATTAGATTGCGAAAAATGGTTAGCTAATTTATCCCAAACTAATCAACCAGTTCAAGTTCCTAGATGGCCAACTCATCCTTCTACTAAGGAAGAGCATTATTATAGAAAAGGCTTTGAAGAACGATTCACTGAGATGACTAAGATTAGTACTAATCAAGCCGCTCGGTTATCTAAAAAGAACTATAATCTTAACGTCCATAAAAATGGTAAGGCTCGTCCTAATGCACTTGATCGTGAAATCAAGTCTAAAGGTGCAGACTTCTTATCTAAATATGGTGATAGATTCTATGTAGAAATTAAGAATCTTTCTGAACGCATTTTACGTGACTTAGCAAATGCAAATATCAATGTACCTGATTATGAAGAATACTTCAAATCTAATCAATTACTTGATAGTCTAATTTCTGTAGCAACAGCTAAGTCTAACTATCATACATTCGTAGCAAATGCAATTCACTTCTATGGTATCTGTGCAGAACAGTCTGCTCAAGGTCTAACTCCAGATAATTATACAAGTGAACATCAGCGTTTCTTCGTATATCATTCTTCTAATGCACAAATCTATACTACCCTAGCAAATGCATTAGTTGAATTCAAAAGCTTCTTACTCTCTGGTATCTTTAACCCTGAAAGTATTCATGCTGCTGAATCTTATATTTATAGTAAGAAGTTGAATATGAGTGCACGAGACCCATATGCCCAACGTAGACTATGATATTAGTTTTCACTGTGCAGACAGATTACAAGAAAGGGTAGGTCTGCGTAAATCTCAGAAAAGTCAAGAAGCTTTCTTAAAGAAAGTTAAAGAACGAGGGATATCTATAAAGGATATCCCTAAGTCTGAGAAGTTATATAAGTTATTATATAATTATTGTAAAGATCAAGAAGGAACTTATTCTATATATTTTAGCAACTATGTGGTAATCTTTACTGAATCCAACATTGCAATAACAGTATTAAATGCAAATGATAATCTCATTAAATGCGTAAAAAATTATTGCAAAAGGAGACATATAGATGGATGCTACACAAGTAAAAAAATATCGTGATCTTTTAAGAGGGGCCGAAAAAAATATAGGTCTAAGATTATATTGTGATAATGGTATCATTATTGATGAAATTGAAATGTTTGTTAAGTGGAATGATGACGATAACGTGGTTATTGCAATCAAATCCAATGAAGACCAAGTTAATCACCCAGGTGTAAAGCTTAAAACTGTTATTGCAGACTATGAAATGATCCAATATATTATTGCTTATTCTACAGGTAGAAGTATTAAACCTATCGCTAAGAAGCTTAATTATACTGATGTGCAAATTGAGAACCTTATTAATGCATTTGCAAATCCAGATATTAATAGCTTCCTTAATACTACTCCTAAAGCGGTACTTGAAGAAATTAAACACGAGCACGAAGAACGTGCTACTGAAGCAGCTCGTGTTCATAAACTTCAAGAAGATAGAGCAAAAGCTGAAGGTCATGTAACAGTTGACCAAATTAGAAACAGATAATTACTAGAAATAAATTGGGCATGATAGTAAAATATCATGCCCAAAACATTTCTGTAATTGTATATTATTGGTGTGTATATAGCCGCATAATATATACAAAAAATCTCTTATAAGACATTTTTTAAGGAGGTACATATCATGTACAATCAACAATTTATGCAACAACCACAATTCGGAGCACCGGTTTACGGTCAATTCGCGCAACCATTCGGAGCGCCAGTTGGTCCTGTAGTGCCAGCGCAAAACATGTTCCGTGATGTGACTGTTACAGACCCAATGACTGCGGAAGATTTAAAAGCTCTTAAACCAGAAAAACGCGAATTCAATATGAATTTGACTGGTGAAGAAATGGCACGTGCTAAATGTCCGCACAAAAACAAGACACAAATCTTGCTTGAAAAAGTAGCAGGAAATGTTGTTCGTTGTAAACAATGTGGCACTGAATTCGATTTGACTATGCTTAGTCGAGACGAAGTTCAAAGTGCAGTTAATGCAATTAAAAATGTTTTGAATCAAATGAAAACATATGCTATCAACTTCACTCCAGACTTCTATTCTGAATATATGATGATGCTAGCATTATTGGATAAATGTCCAGATCTATACGAAATGGCTAAAGAAAACTTCACAGAAGTTACTAAACAAGTTTCTAACAGCCAATTCGTAACTCCAAACCCTAACCCAGCATTCAACCGTTATGGCTTTGATGCCTACCAAGACATCTTTAACGGTCAATACGGTGCTCGTTATGGTGTTTATAATCAAACTGTGCCTGTAGCTCCACAAGGTTTCTATGATCCTAACATGGCAGCTCAACAAGCACAAATGGTTCAAGCGGCTCCAATGCCACAACAACCAATGGTACAACAACCACAAATGTTTGCAGGATATACACAACCAGTAGCTCCATATCCTAATGGTGCTAACCCATTCGCTGCTGGCTTTGCAGGTAATATGACTGCTCCAATGGCTATGCAACAACCACCTGTTGCTCAACAACCAGTAGCTCCAGCTCCTCAAGCTCCAGCACAACCTGTAGCTCAAGCTGAAACTACAACAACTGATACAACAGTGACACTTTAATCTTAGTAGTATAATGCAAGATTAAATATATAAAAGATATTCTCGCCCATAGACTTATTGAGAGTCTATGGGCATTATCTTTTGTATTTTTTAATGAAAATTATAACAGCTAAGTAGGAGGGTCCTTATGTCACTATCTAAAGAACAAATTGAAAAAATCAAATCCTATGAGTCCCAAATTACGACTATTGAGGACTTCGCTGAAGCTGTACGAAAAACTGTAACTCAATATCTTGGGTATACAGGCAATAAAGGCTTTATTAATATGATTCGAGAAATCTTTCAGAACTCAGCTGATGAGCTTATGAAAGATGATAGTCCATGTGATGAAATATGGACAGCATTTAGTGAAGAGAATCAAGAATTCATGGTTAAAGATAATGGCCGTGGTATTCCTCATGATTCTCTAATTCGTGTATTCAGTTCACAACATACTTCATCTAACTATAATAAGAAACCAGGTGAATTCTCGTCTGGTCGACATGGCGTAGGTGCTAAAGTAACAAATGCTTGTGCAGAATTCTTTATCGTTGACTCCTATATCTTAGGTAAAGGTAAACGAGTTGAATTCCATTGGGGTGACCCAAAAACTGCTAAAGTAACCAAGCTTCCTGATGAAAAGGGACGCCAAGGAACACAGATAACTTTCAGTCCAATTGTAGATGTAATGGGAGAAACTACTGTAACTTGTGAAGATGTATTACATCTGATCAGTGCATTAACGCCATTACTTAAACAAGGGGCTAAGATTAACTTCATCGGTAAAAAACGTGATGGTGGAGTAGTCAAAGATGTAATCATCAATAAAGATGGATTAATGGATGGTCTAATTTCTATTATGAAGAAACCAATCATCGCTCCAATTAGATTTGGTGCATTACGTAATGATAAAATGATGAAAGCAGAGATTGCTTTTACATTCGATTCTGATAATGATAATGAAATCATTAAGTCATACGGGAACTTCTGCCCTACACGAGATGGCACTCATGTAGAAGGCTTCCTTTCCGGTATGTCTAAATTCTTTAGAGAATATATGAACAAATTCTACTTGCCCGAAAAGAGCAAGTTAAATATTACAAACAGCGATGTTCGAGTTGGCCTTAAGGCAATCGTTACTTGTTCTCATATGACCCCAGAGTTTACTGGTCAGTCTAAAGAGATAATTTCGAATGCCGACTTGGTGCCTTTTGTAAGAGATCTTACTATTGCTAGTCTAGAAGATTGGGCTAAGCGTAATAATAATGATCTCCAAAAGATTTGTAAGTATTTTAAAGAAATTGCAGAAATCAGAACACGATCTGAAAATGAACGTGTTAAAGTAAAAGCAAAACAAGTTTCTACTATCACTGGTTTGCCTAAGAAATTTATTAAGCCTACTGGTAAGAAGAATCTTGAACTATTCATCATGGAAGGTGATTCCGCCGTAGGTCCAGCTAAAAACAATCGTGATAATACCCGTCAAGGTCTATTCCCTATTCGTGGTAAGATTGTTAATGCTATGGCGGCAACAAGAGAAAAGGTTGCAGCTAATGAAGAAGTTGCGGCAATTACTGCCATTATCGGTGCAGGGTTTGGTCGTTCATTTAACATTGAAAAATGTAAATGGGAAAAGATCATAATCGCTACAGATGCCGATCCAGATGGTGCACATATCAGAAGTCTTCTATTGAAGTTCTTCTTATTATACATGCAACCATTAATTACTGCTGGTAGATTGTATGCTACAGTTCCACCTTTATATGGTGCTAAGATCAATGGTAAGATCAAGTACTTTACAGATAGAACTGAGTATAATAAATATCTCCAAAAAGAATTTTTCAAGATTCATAAGTTGGAACTAGCTAATAAAACTAAATTAACTGAATCTGATGTAATTAAATTGCTTGATCGTAATACTAACTATATTAGAGACATTGATGCAGTTGCTAACTCTTTTGCAATCGACGTTAAGTTGCTAGAAAAGATCTTAGTTCTTTATAGTAACAAAGTAGCATTCGATTCAAAAGAATTTAAGAAGATAATTGAATCTCAATATCCATTCTTAAAAGTAACAAAGACTGGTATCGAAGGTTTAGTTGATTCTAAATACCAAACAATCTACTTTAGTGAAACATTGATCGATGCTTGTAAGTATGTCTTAGGATATATTGCTAAATCTCCTAATGAATTCCTAGTAGATGGTAATGTAGTATCTTTATATGGATTGATGGAAGAATTTAACAAAGTTAGTCCACCATCTGTAACACGTTATAAAGGTCTTGGTGAAATGAATGGTGATCAACTATTCAATTCTACACTTGACCCTAGTGATAAAGGTAATCGAGTTTTAATTCGATATACTTTAGAAGATATTAAATATGAACTTGATAAGATGAAAGATATTGAGGATGACAAACTTCAGCTCATGAAGGATGTAGATGTAACACAATATGTATTCTAACTATTTTTGAGAGAGAAGAAGTAGGTAAGAACAATGATTATTTATTACCAAGATAATCATGACTGCATGTTTGCGGCCAATATTATTTATAATAATCGTAAACATCTAGCGTGGGATGATGGTACCAATGTAAAGTTGGTACCATATCGCTACTCTAGAACTGACATTCTAAAGATTCTAGATACTAAAGAAACAGTAGTGATTCTCGGTATCGGATTCTTTGCTAATGATCCTAAATCTATTGAACGAGTTCGTACCATTATTCAACGTAGTAAGAAAGTTATTTGGATTGATGGTCACGAAAATACAGAAGACTTGATGCAGATGTTTCCTGAAATAGAAACGTACTATGAAAAGGGAAGAGCTACATCATTCATTCTACATTATAAGATCTTAAAAAGAGATTATAATCTTGGAGTAGATTTGATAGCAGAAAAGCAATCGTATCCTAATCCAAGTATGGCATGCATTTGCCTCTATCTGTATATATTATCAGTTTATTCTGATCCATCGGATATTGTATGGAATGAAATCTATGAAAGTAATAACTTAGATCCTTTAATTAATACTGGATTGATTACTATAGACTTCTTAAAGCAACAAAATATATTTGCTATTGAAAACTTTGGATATAAATCTATTCTAAATGGTGAAGAAGTGATTGCTCTGAATGCGGACCATCGCCTATTCTTACCTGATGTAGTTTATACTCAAAAGATTCCAATTCTATTCTGGCAATTTGATGGAAATATGTATAGATATTTCTTATATAAAGCAAATTCTAAAGTTAATTGCTTAGAACTTGCTAAAATTTATAATTCATTTGGTACTGATTATAGAGCAACCTTTGTGTTGTCTTCACTTATTGCTCCAAGAAAGGAAAAAGAATGAGAAAGTTTGAAATGGTGAAAGATAAGTTTATTGATTTTAGTGAAGATCTAACTTTCGTATTTCCTCATCGAAGCACTGATCATTCTGCTGGTTATGATTTCTTTGCACCAAAGACTTATGTAATTGGCCCAGGGGAATCTGCAATCATTCCAACTTACTTTAAAGCATATATGAATCCAGATGAAGTATTATTCATTGCACCACGTAGCTCTTTCGGATATAACTACGATATGCAGATTAAATCTACTATCGGAGTTATTGATGCTGACTATGTAGACAATGAAGATAACGATGGTAATATCATTATTGGGGTTAAAAATAATTCCGATAAGGTATTAACTATAGAAGCCGGTAAACATTTCGCTCAAGGTATTTTCTTGAAATACTTAACAACAGATAATGATGCTGAGTATCCAAAGAAAGTACGTAATGGTGGAATCGGCTCCACAACTATTTAATATTTAAAAAGAGGTAAATCATGAGAAACCAACGCAGAACAAACAAACCAAAATTCAACAATGTACGTATCGAAGTACCAGTAAAATTCAATCCTAAAATTGATGAAGCTACTAAGGAAAAGATGATTGATGTTTTGGGAAGTGAAGTTCTAAAACTTATCAATGTTAATATCTTCGCTCTTCGTAGTGATGTTAATAACGATCCAGAATCCAAAGGCAATGTAATCGTAGGCAACTTTATTGAATATAATAAAGAAACTAATACAGTTACAGTTGATATCTATGAAACTTTCAAAAATGTAATTGAAGATCTTGAAGATAAGATTGCATACGTTTTGACTTCTTATAATGCTCAAATGAATATTACTAAGATCAATCGTATTATCATTGAAAAAAGTCGTTAATTTACCCAAGGCTATATAGTTCTGCTATATAGCCTTTTATTCCTCTTGATGCAGGTATAAGTGGGAACTAAAATTTCACTGATACGTCAACAACTAAGTAAGTAAGGAGGATACCACTGTGGGTAGAGAAATAGACGTAAATATGTTAGAGCAATATACTGATGATATGAGATTATACTCAGTATATTCTGCATTATATCGCGTTGTACCAGACTTCCGAGATGGATTTAAATCTGTTCAACGCAAAATCATTTATGCGATGTATAATGATATCAAAGGTACTAAGACCGTTAAGTCTTCTTCAATTGTAGGTACTGTAATGGATAAGTATCATCCTCATGGTGATACATCCATCTATGGTTCTATGAAACCTATGACCAACTGGTTTGAAAATAATATTCCTTTGATTGATAAGCAAGGTAACTTCGGTAATTTCCAAGGTGATAACCCGTCTGCGATGCGTTACACTGAAGCCAAACTTGCTAAGTTTACAATTGATGCCGTTATCGGCGATTTAAAAGAATCTAATCAAGTAGTAGATTGGGAAGATAACTATAGTGGGACTCTTAAAGTACCAGAATACTTAGCTCCTAATTTGCCAATGCTTTTGATTAATGGTTCATTTGGTATTAGTGTAGGTTTCAAAGTAGAAATTCCTAAGCATAATATCAATGAAGTTATTGATGCTACAATTAAGCTTATTGATAATCCAAATGCTAAAGTAGTATTGATTCCTGATTCTCCAATGGAATGCGATATTATTGATACTGACTTTGCAGCTATCTCCAATTCTGGATTTGGTAATTACAAAGTTCGTGGTCGAATCGATATCGGCGAATTCCAAGGTAAACAAGCTTTGTTTATTCATAGTCTTCCAGATTTAGTATATCTAAATACTGTAACTGAGAAGATTGAAGAATTGATGGAGAAGAATATTCTCACTCAAATTCACAATATTTATGAAAATTCTGATGGTGATCATAAATTGGAATGCATTATTGTATTGAAACCTGGGGCAGATCCTAAGTTTGTTAAAGATACAATCTTTAAATATACTCCAATGGAAAGATCTTGTCGTGTAAATCTTGAAGTCGTATGTGAACGAAGAATTGTTCATATGGGATATAAAGAATATATATTACGATTCATTGATTTCCGTAAAGTAACAAAGCTTAGATTGTATTATAATCTTCTACAAAAGACAATGACTGATTATCATCAATATGATGCATATATCAGAGTTATGTCTAGTGGGGAAATTGATACAATCATTAACCGCATCAAGAAATCAACTGGCAATGATGAAGAGTTGATAAATGATATGGTTAAGAAATTCAAGATTACTGATCTTCAAGCTAAGACTATTATTAATGCTCCATTGAAATATTTATCTAAGCACAACTTAGCTAGATATATTGAACGAGCTAAGAATCTTGAGCAAATGCGTGACTTATATATTAATAAGATTCGTAATGAGCATGAGCTTAATGAAGAAATTAAGCAAGAGCTTAAAGAATACAAACTTAAGTATGGTAAGAAACGTAATACTCGAGTAATTAGTCAAGCTGAAGCTTCTGATATTCCAGAAGGTGAATTTAAGGTTATCATTACTGAATCTAACTTTGTTAGAAAGGTAGGATTGAACGATCCTATCAAAGCGGTTAAGGGTGATAATCCTAAATTGGTTATCAAGATTAAGAATACTGATAATGTAATTCTATTCGATGCTGGTGGTAAGTGTTATTCTTATCCAGTTCATAAGATTCCATTGTCAGATAAATCTAATGCTGGTACTGATATCAGATTCTTGAATAAAAAGATTACAGCTAATGTAATCGCTATCTATCAAGAAGAAGCAATCAAACAAATTGCAGATTCTAAACAAGCTATGTATATTATGGTATTAACTCATAATGGCTTTATTAAGAAGATGGAATTGGATGATTTCACTTCATTAACTGCAAGCGGTATATTCTATACTAAGCTCGATCCAAATGACTTTGTTAAGAATATAGTTGTTGGTGGAGATGCTTTAGATGTAGTTGTCTTCTCTGATAAGAAAGCTTTAAGATTCTCTGCTAAAGATATTCCATTAGTTCGACGTTCTGCTAGGGGTGTAAGATCCATTGGTAGTAAGACAGTTGAATATGTAGATGGTATGTGTTTAGTTGCAGGTAAAGATGTAACTGATGTTATCGTAGTAACTAGAAATGGTTATTTGAATAAATTCAGTATTGCAGCATTACCTACAAGTCAAAGAGCTAAAGCTGGTAGTTCTGTAGTTAAACTAGCTAAGACTGATAATATTGTTAATATTCATATCGTGAATAATAATGATACCATTAAGTTAGTAAATGAAAAAGGAGTTAAGGAAGTTAATGTATCCGAAGTTCCTGTTGGAAGTTCTATCTCAGCTGGTACTAAATGTATTGATGGTAGAGATGTAGTTGTAAAATCTTTACTAATTAGAAATGTAGACTAAGAAATAATACCCCATAGGATAAATTCCTATGGGGTGTTTTATTTTTTTTTTGTTTATTGGAGATTTGCTATGATACTGAAGAAAGAATTAGTAGGCTCTAAAGATATACTAAAATTAATCCCTACAACAAAAGAAGAGAAATGGGTATTAGATAGACTTAAATACTCAGTAATAAAAGATAATGGCGAATTCCGTTTATCATTATTACCAGATCCAATCGCTAAAAGACTTATAAATTACTTATACATAGGTAAAGTATACGATAAGAATACTAAATGTATAAGCATATTTAAGAATGATAATGGGTGGAATATAAAACTTTCAACTATATACTCAGAGGATATTGAATCCGTTATTTATGATATTAATGTAGATAATTATATTCCTAGTGATTTGGAATTAATTATGTATTATTTACGTAATAATCACATGTATAGAAAGATAGGTTTCTTGAAAAAGAAATATAAACGATTTAGTAAAGTAGTAGATTTGATGTAATTTTTAATAATAAATTATTAAAATACTAACACATAGGTAGTTTGAAGTTTTGTATAGCAGTAGCAAACTATTTTTATACACAAATTCTCCTTTGTGAAAATATTAATTACTCTACAGTTCTCTCAATTCGGATGCTATACAAAAAATGATCCCCAAGGTAGTTGAACTACCTTGGGGGTTTATTTTATTTAAGTAATTCACCGAGTTTATTATAAGAGAATAATTCATTATCTCTCTTATTAGTTAAAACTCTATTCCAGAATTCTTCATTATATCTATCAGTTGCAGATTTAACTTTATTTCTTTCTGCAGCTTCAATACGTTCATCAATATATTTACCATATACTTTTTCTAGTTCATCGATATCTGCTAGAATACGTTTCTTAGTTTTAGCATCAGTATTGATATCATTCATTTCTTTTCTCAATGTGAGAAGTTGTGCATACACTCGTCGGCTAGTTTGAATAGCAATACCAGAGTCAGATGTACAAATATAAGATAATAAAGTATAGATTGGAATATAAATATATAAATTATAGAAAGAGTTATCATATGGGTCGAATTCTTCATCGATATCAGACGCTTCAATCTTAGTTAAAGCAGAAGCTAATTCTGGACCATACCCATAGATGGTAGCGAAGCTATCAGCCATTTCTTCTTCTAAATCATGAACTTTTATAGGTTTTTTAACTTTATCAAAATTCTTAATATAGTTCATTATTCTATTGGATTTAGTACTATCCCCAATAAGATTATATGTATCTTTTAAAGTTGGAGTTTTAAGAATATCTTTAAGCAGAATCAATGTATTAATTACATATTTAATTGCAAATACTGCATCTTCTGTAAGTTTAGATATTACTCTACGAATCATCATAAACATATCTGCAATAGAATTTGTTTCTTGAGATGCAATTCTAATAATTTTATCTAACTCAGAAAGTCCTCTAATATAGCTAGCCATATATCTTAATGAGCTACTATTTAAAATTCTCTTAGATGCAAATTGGTGACCAATTTCATGAAGCGTAATAGCAGTCAATTCTTTACCAGATAGGACACCACTTAACATTGCTGGAGAAAATACTACGAGAATACTACAAGTATTTCCAGGTAGTGCCTTATATCCTTCAGAGGTTTTGATTTTCATTTTCTTAATATCTGCAATATCAATATAGGTATATGCATTTAGACCTGGAGTTTTATCAATACCAATTGATACATTATCAAATCCAAATTTCTTTTGTAGTTGTTTTGCTACAATACCTAACGATGAGGCATCTATTTTATCTTTAGACTGTATAGCTTTATCAAACGATTTTTCAATAATTTCTAATTCTTTAGACTTACCAAAGTATGTTTCATTTACAGCGGTAGTCATATCTTTAATAAACATAATCAGTTTCTCCTGCAACAGTATAGATTAATTTACTAACATGTTTTAGACAATAATTTAAATAGGTTTTACTAAGGGATTAAGTCTCTTAGTGATTTTCTTTTTAGGTATATATTATAGATATGAAATACGTAATTTAATTTTATTAGGAGGTTAATATGAAAGAAGATTCAAAAAATGGAACAATTGAACTTATCGATGTTAGAGAAGAAATAATTAAAGATCTAAATGTCGAAGTAGCGCGATTAAAACAGCAAGTAATGGATAAAGAATGTGAAATGATGCAAATGGAAAAGTATTTTAAGCATGCATATAATATGCTTGTATTAGAAGGCATGATTGGAATGTCTATTATTGCTATCGTATGCACATATTTACTTACTACCAAATAGGAGGATTTAAATGGAAAAATTACAGAATACTACTTTTAGTGAATTAAAGGATTTATCAGAATCTATCGGTATTAATATTAAAGATCTTAAAGACTCAATTGATAAAAGTGATGCGGCTATTGAATTAATTAGAGAAGCTTCATATAAAACTGCTAGTAACCTTTTAGCATTAAAAGAATCTGCTGAAAAGGAATTAAATAATTTAAATGAAAGAATTTATGAAGTCAATAATAGGGTTAATAGTTTAAGTAAATGGTCTGTTTTGATTAATAATAAATTAGAAAATGAGTATGTGCAACTATCTACATTCATAGATAAGACAAAATCTCAAGATAAGATTGCCGATTATTTAATGTGGGCAGTTATTATCGAAGCATTTGTGATTCTAGGTTTAATATTTTATTTATGTTTAACTAAAGTTATTTAAAATAAGGGAGAAATAAAATGGAGAAGTTTGTAAAATTAGGAACAGAAAGAATTAGATTATCCGAAATCAAATCTTATAGTGCGGCTGATGGCGACTTATGCATTGAGACTGAAGATGACTATTTTACTTATTATAAAGAAGATATTGAAAATCTTGATGCGATTATTAAATATCTTGATAACGAATTAGTTGTAGATGTAACTAAAACAGATACACCTAAAATTGATGCATCTAAATTGGAAGCAGTCGAACCAAAAACATCCCTAGATTTCACATGGGATGATATTCTAAAAGGCAATATCTTTAATACTAAGGAAACAACTCTCATTCCAATTACTATATATGATTTTATAGATCCATATTATTATAATATTTATAAACTAAATGTAATAAACCATATACTAAAATTAATGAAAGAAAACATTCCAGGATTTGATTCTAGATCTACATTATTATCATTTAGGACACTTTTAGAATTTGATAGCGATGGGTTTATTAAAGGATTTAACTTACGTCCTAATTATTTTACCATTAGATATGATTTACTTAGCTCATTTAATTATTGGATAATTATGGTAGTAAAGCAATTATATAAATATATAATATCTACTGGTCATTTAAAAGAGCTTCCTGAATTTGATTGGGATGCTGAAGAAAGACTCTGGAGTCGTAATGGCGATTTGAGATTAGAAGAAGATGAAATAACTTTAATTATAAAATTAATTAGCGGTAAATTATTTAATGAATTAAATATACTTAGAGTGAGAGAAATCAAAATAGATATGACTTCTAGAAATATTATAAATACATATTTTGATTTGACAGACATTTTGATTAATAATTTCAAAAGAGAAGTGCCTTATAATATTACAGATGAAAATAATACACTTAGAAAATTTGTATTATTAAGAAATTCATTCTGTGATGCTATTAATAGTGAATGTGGTATATATGAGCATAATTACAAATAAAGATGAGGATATATCCATGCAACTACAAATAGTAGATGAAAGATATAATAAATCCTTTAAAATAATCGAAAATTTAATATTAGACTTATTGGATGAACATGATAAGCTTGATGTTGAATTAATCGAAGATGCATTTAAAGAGTTGGAAGATATCAATTATCCATTGACTTCTGAGTTTCTAAAGCGTCGTCAATTTGGATTTATTAAGAAACGTAATATAAAGTTTGAAGTTACTTGGCATAGAGAAACAGCAATACCTAACTTCTTACTTAATTTGATGAATGCATATTATAGTGATTCTACAGGATATGAATGTGATATATTTAAAGATTGTATACTTACATCTATATCTGAAGGAAAAATTATTTATGAAGAATCTAAGAATAATTTAGTAATTGGATCTAATGGTAAGTGTTATTGTTTCATATCAAAGGAGTAAGTTAAATGACATTAGATGATATTCTAAAAGGTAATATCTTCACAGGGGATTTAGAGTTAATTAATTTCCTAGATATTACTGAAGAAACTGAAAATAATACAGAAAAGGAACAGTACTTTCTTAAAGTTCTAGAAACTATATATAAGGAAAATAAAGACTTTAAAGTATGGGAATTTATTGATATATTTAGTGACCAACACCTTGGATGTGTAATCTGGGATGATACTCAGAAAGATATAAATGCTGATAACTTTGAATTCAATATTGATGATTACACTTTCTATTATGATAAGGAAATAAATCCATTGATTTGTACTGATCTTGCAATTTTTCTTGCTCTAGTATGTCTATATAAATATCTCGGTGTAGTTGACGTATATATAGATATCTTTAATAAACCTGAAGAATTAGCAGACTTTATAGATGATTTGCATTTAGAAGAAGATGATGAAAAATTATTAATGGAGCTATTAATAGGTAGTATTTTTGGCTCTCATTATTATGATTTTTATTTAGACAATAAAATCTTACATCCTATTTATGATCGAATCTTAAGAGTTTATAATAAATTAGATACTATAGCTTTTCAATTAAGTGGGGGCGATTTTATAGATCGATATGATACGAATGAAAGTCTACGTAAGAACTTCTGTAAACTTCGTAGTGATATCATTGGATATATTAAAAAGGCTTTGCAAAAACGGGAGGAAAAGTAAAATGTTAGATTCAAAGGAAGTATTAAAAATATTTACTGAGCATTTAGCGTTAAGAGACCCTATTACTATAGATATAGATAATATTAAAACTGAATTTGATGCGGAAAAAGAACTAGCCGCTTTTAATGTACTTCACTCTATAACTGAAGAAATCCCAGGTGGATATATTAATAGCTTTATTAATAATTTTAATGAATACGGCTATGGCGTTACTATCGTACGCCAATATGATTCGCCAGATTCAGAGATTACTAAATTGAACTTTGCATTTAATAAACGCATAAATCCAATAATGAGCATTGATTATGCTATTAGATTAATGCTTAGATCTTTCTATAATTTTATATCAGTTCCTTGCCTTGCTGATTTGAATAACCAACTCCTAAATGATAGATCTAAAATCTTATGGGAAAGTTTCGATGGTATAGCTGAGTATGAATACGGCGATACATTACTCAAATTCCAATACTTATTAGATGGTTTGATCTTCCCTAGATATGAAGAATACTTCTATGATAATCGTATTAATGATGGTCGTATATTAGAAATATTCGATGAGCTAGCTAAATTCTTGAATGATATTTTTGATACAGTAGTCGAATATGATAATACTCTTACTTTAACAGAAAACTTCATTAAATTAAGATCAGAAGCAATTCATTCAGTAAACCATTGGATTGATGCTTGCTTTAGTGTACCAAAATAAGGAGAATATATATGCTTACATTAAAAGACGTCTGGAGCAGAACTGCCTTTGATGATTTTAAATTAAAAGATTATGTAGATATTACGGATGATATAAAAACTCATGAATGTGAAAATGTAGAAGAAAAACTTTTACGTTTAGAGGAATTATTAAATCTAATTAGTGATCAAACAACTATGCCTGACCGAGATCCAGTATTTGTCATATTAGATTATATAAATATGCTACAGTTGGGCTTTAAATTAAGTTGTAAATATGAAGGAAAATCATCTGAGTCTATTAAAAAGGGATCTTTAACAATTGAACTCCAACCAGAAATAAACCCTTATATTACATATGATACAGCTATTAGAATGGTATTAGATTATTATTATGATGCAACCAAAATATCCATGATTAAGGGTATATCTATATATGATTATATCGAATATGAGTTGGAAAAAAATAATTATGGATTAGACGAAAATATATTATTTGATCTAATCAATGGGTCATATTTTTCATCTGATAACTATAAGACATCCACAAGTATATCTAAATATGCATCTAATATTTTAGAATTTGCAATCGGATATTGTAAATTTGAAGATACGTCTATTCTTAAAACTGATCTACCAGTTATAGATTTAATAAAACATACTCGATCACTAATTATTAAAGTTATTAAGACTCGACATAAAAATCAAACAACGGATTCAGTATTACAATCCCTAAATAAAAAATATAATGCAGTTGTTACTATAATAAGTGCAATATTTATAGATAATGTAACACTAGCTGACACGGATTCACAATTAAGGGAAGAAAACATAAGAAAATATTTGGATAGTTTAGACCTATTATATAAGGGTTATAATTTGCCTGAAGAATATAAATTTACTTCTATATATGAAAAATCCGAAAGGTCTAAAAGAGATCTAATGCGTATCTTTATGCTACTTAGTGAAAATAATAGACAAATATTCGAATATATTGAAAAGAGTAAATTAGATCTATAGTTTTAATAAAGGAGAATTATTATGATTACACTATCTGATATTATTAGTCGTAAGGTATTTAACGATTTTAATCTAAAAGACTATTACGATATCAACCTATCTAAAGAGTCACATGAGTGTGAAAATGTAAAAGAAAAAATTTTATATTTAGAAGACATTCTACGAGTATTAGTTGAAAACGAATACAATAGCGGCGAATATGATAATTGTAAGGATCTTATTTATATGCTAAATTCTTATGATTGTGGATTTGTATTGGATTGTGAGTATGATGAAAATGACAACATCAAACCTGGAACTCTAAAAATAGAATTAAAATCAACTAATCCATATATTACATATGATACTGCTATTAGGATTATTGTAGATAATTCCTATAGCATTATAAATATGAATATTTTAAATGGCATTCATACATCAAAATATATCCTTTTCACATTGAATGAAGTTGATACGAAACGAATTCTATCAGTACCATATATTGAGGACTTTATTTCAGGAAGATATTTCTCATCTTCTTCATATAGGAATAAAATTGGTGGATTACTACATGTTGATAATATCTTAGAATTTGTATATGAATTCTGTGAATATAATGAAGATAAGGATATGTTAAAACGATTAGATGTATCTAAGCTTGAGTTATTAGATATAGCTCGTACTTTACTCATGAGAGAAATAAAGAAACGTCATGAGAATGGTGTAACTGATAAAATTTTAGTGGCATTAGAGCATAAATTCCAGTTAGGATATACACTAATTAATGTATTAGTGGAAGATGAACTTTTGCACAAAGATCCTAAATACCCAATTGATCTTAACGACAAAGCTAGATTGGAAATGAATATCGATTATTTAGACAGCCTATATGCTAGATATAATTTGCCAGATGAATATAAGTTTAGACATTTATATGAATCTGATAAGATTAAAAGAAAAGAGCATATGAATGATCTACAATATCTCTTTAAAGAAAATAATAGATTGATAACTAATTACTTAAGAAAAAGTTATCTAAAATGATAACAATTATAAGAAGAGCGGGATAAACTCGCTCTTCTTTTTTTTGTATTTATGGCTATCTTGAACAATCCAATAACTTAGAAAGGTGGTATATAATGAAAAATCCAACCGTTATTGTAAAGAAAATCTATCCAATTATTGAAACTCAAATTAAGAAAAATCTTAATGCTTATAAAAAATATATTGGTAAATTCATTTCTGATAGATCTGAAGACTTATATGATATTGCACCATGTAGAAGAATCTACTTTACTCAAAAAGATGCAGATGATCTATGTAATACTCTAAAGATCAATATTAAAGATATTCATAATTTAATGCAAGAAACTTATTATGCATCAATTTCCGCATTTAACCCGGCTGCAGCGAAAGATGAGATTACTATTATTCTCTTATGTCTTTTACGTTATTTCTGGAAAACTAGAGATCCCAAACTCATTGATTTAGGTATCATTAATCTAGCATTTTCTGGAAAGTTTTATCCTTCTATTCATTATGGGTTCTTTAAGAAAGTTCAACCAGCTGAATATAGATGGGTAATGGATTATGTAGTAAATAATATGCTTACTGGCAAATTCGATCTTAAAACTCAAGGAAGTATTTTGGGTGCTGTTAAGTCTGTATCTAATACATGGATTGATACATATAAAGATCGTTTAAGAGATTTTGAAGATGAAGATTGTGTATATTTAATCCAACAACTTCATGGTCGTATTAAATCTTTTATGAAAAATATTGCTAGTTTATACTATGAAGCATATGAAAATAAATCCCAGTATATAACTTATGCATCAGATGATTATTCTGATACTGGTTATAGATTAGCAGATACTGATAATCTAATGGCTGAACGCATCATAGATAAAGCTGTAAATATAGCGTCTACAATGTCAGTAAACTATAAGTATTGTAAAATGTCTGCTGACTCATTAGTTAGAACTGATGAAATTAAAGATATCATTGAATATATCATTAAGAATGATACCAAACAACTTACTGAAGTTCGTGAATATATTAGTTTACTAGTCTATACATACTTTGCTCAATCTAAAGACAAAGATGTTAGAACTGCAAACTTTATTAAGTATTCAATTCAACCTAAACCGAATACTAAAGATAAGAATATTCTAAGAATAAAAGATATTACAGAAAACTGGTTAATGCAAGCGTCTAAGAGATATATCCATAGACGCAATCGTGTAGCTACAAGAAATAGTTATACTAGATCAGTTGTTATGTATTTCACATTGCTTATTCATTATAGTGCTTTATAATTTTATATGTCTATGGAGTTAAACTCCATAGACATTTTATTTTTTTTTTGCTTATATATTATAACTGTGTATTTAAAGGTCATTTGTTTTATTATTTAGGAGGAAAAAGAAATGACAACCACAACTAAAAAGAAATTTAAAATCGATGATTTGTTTGTTAGGAAGTATGAAATGTCTAGTATTCTAGATTTTCCTGAAGATCATGTATACGAAGAACTTGTACCAGTAGTGGGTACATTGGTTGGTAGACTGTTAGAAGTCTACTCATTACAAGAAGTACAAGTATTTTTAGATATGCTAAATAAGACATATGATAGATCATTTAAAGTTATTTATAATCCATCTACAAATATAACTAGTTTTTATTATTCACATGATCACCCTACATATAATATGGAAATTATTGTGAAATTGATTGTAAAAAATATTTATAGATATTTTGGTATAAAATCTAATCCTTTAGACGAATCATATATAGTTGATAAATATCTACGTAAAGATATCAAAGAGTTTGATGTTAAAAATACTGGATTATATGATACAGTGCAAAAAGTATTAGATTTAGATTTCTTCTATTATTATAATAATTTGAAAGTATTATATAATATAGAAGGAGAACCTAAAGTAATTCCATTCGATCAATCTTATAAACACGTTATCAATAAGATTGATCTATTAACACAATTCGTTAAGAAGATGAATCCTGGGATTGATTATAAAAGGATGTATCAATCTTCTAGTAATTTAGGTAGTTATGTATTAGAATTGCGTAGTGTATTGGTTAAGAATATTAGATTTAAAATGGCCAAAGAAGGTCTTGATAATACTGAGTTTAAAAATGAATATGTAGAAAATATGATGAGGGCGACTGAATCTATTTTATTTATGATGCAATCAGATATTGGTGATAATGATAATGAATTGGTATCGTATGAAAATGAAGAATTTAAACAGACTCTAGATAAATATACAGACATCTTGTCTAAGTTATATGATACTGATTTTAGAAAAAAGTGTACACTCTTTTCATTATTTGAAGATGGGGCATCGATGCAAGCTAGATATGTAACAGGCGAACTAAGACTAGCAGCATTAGATCTTTGTATTGAAAAATTTGATGAAATGAAAGCTAAATAATTAGTTTTACCATATAGGAGGCAGTTTTATTCTGCCTCCTATAATTCTTTATTTTTTTTTTACTCATATATTATTATCATGATAGTAGGCCATAGTTGCTACTATATTGGTCATTCTTAATATATATGGAGGAAAAAGAAATGACAGACATCAAAGAAAAAATTGTAAATGGTGAATTATTTACAGGCGAGCTAGCATTAGCTAAGACATTTGAGATTGATTCAACTAGACTCAATGAATCTAAATTCGTTGATGAAAAGATGAAGATTCTAAGTGATATATTACGATACATCGGATACGAGTATGGGTCATATAAGTGTGGCAAGTTTCTTAAAGGATTGAATAGAACTTACTCTAAGCTATTTAGAATAACTTTCAATGATAATTTTAAAGTTGTATTTAAAGATACAAAATTTGGAAAGACAAATTTGGATTTATGTCTAAGAATCATCTTCAAAAATTTATACCAAAATTTCAAATTAAACTATTATGGCGAATTTGATATTGAAAATTGTATTATTCATAATGCATTATATAGTGATGCTAAAAGTATTAATAAATCCAAATCTGAGTTTGTAATAAATATAATCATTAGAATTGTTAATATGGAATTCTTTAATTCTTATTATGATGATTTATTCAATACCGCTGGTAAATCCTTACCATTTAATACCAGATTTAAACAGATAGCATTAGAGTTATCATTGGTTGGTGATTTTATAAAAGAAATTAATAGCAACTTCCATGATACTATTATTTATAGTAATTGTAATAATCTTGGTGAATATACTCTTAAATTAAGAGATGAGTTAATAGATATTATTAAGCTTAAAACAAATCAAAAAACTATTAATAATAGAAATATTAAACTATCAGCAGATGTAGCATATTCTATAATTAATTTAATGGAATATGAACTAAATGTTGTTGATGTATTTATGATATATGATTCTGAATATGTAAAAAATATTATAGATAAAAATATAAAACTATTAAATGAATTCTCTAATAGAGATCTAAGCAAAGATAGCACTCAACTTAAGATGCTATTAGATGGTAAAGAAGTTAGAATAGATGATTTCATTAAAGATATTAAATTGACAGTTGATAAATATTTATTTTGTTAATTTTATAGGGAGGCAGTTTATTCTGCCTCCTAATATTCTTTATTTTTTTTACTCATATATTATTACCATGATAGTAGCACAATTGCTATTACGCTAGTCATTTGTTTTAATATACGGAGGAAAAAGAAATGACAGACATCAGAGAAAAAATTTTAACTAATTCATTATTTGCTGGTGAGTTTGAGCTCGCTAAAACATTTGATATTGATATATCTAAAATCAATCAATCTTCATTTGTTAATGAAAAAAATCGAATCATGAGTGATGTATTACAGTATATCGGATATGAATACGGTATATCTAAGTGCGATGTATTTATTGAAAGAATGAATCAGACTTACTCTAATTTATTTAAAATAATTTATAATAATGGTAAATACATGATTAAACAGACAGAAACTGAATTTGGGGAACTAAATATTGATTTATGTTTAAGAATGATATTTAAACATTTATACAAAAATTTTAACCTATCTGCGTTCGGTAATTGGAATGCAGAATCAACTATGATTTATGATATTTTATATAGTATTGCTAAACATGTTGCTAAATCTAGAGCTGACTTTGTATTAAATGTAATTATTAGAATTGTAAATATGGAATTCTTTAATACTCAATATGATGATTTATTTAATACTAAACATAAATCTCTACCATCTAGTACACCGTTTAAACAGCTAATATTAGAATTATCATTAGTTGAAGATATTTTAAAGAAAAAAAATAAAAGCTTTAATGCTGCTGAATTATATCGTGGATGTAATAATCTTGGGGAATATGCTTTTAAATTAAGAGAAGAGCTAATAAAAATTATTAAAGATATAATTAATCCTGAATATTATTCAACTACCGTACATAAAACAGCTTCACGTGAAGTTATAAAGTCTATAATTAATCTATTAAATTATGAACTAATTCATTTAGATTTAACTATGGATTATACATCTGATGATGTAAAGAATGTATTTAATAAAAATATGGGTCTAATAAATCAATTTCTTAATAAAGATATAACTGAAGAATGCGAAAAACTTAAAATGTTATTATCTGGTAAAGATGTAAATAAATATGAAGCTTCTAAAGAAATTAGATTTGTGGCTGAAAAATATTTATCTTAATATTTTATAGGAGGAAATTAAAATGGTAAATTTTTCAGATGTA